CCGAGGAGATGAGCAAGGACGAACAGAAGAACCTCGTCCGGGCTAATCTCATCTACTCCACCATGATCAACGCGGTGCCGCAGATATACGCGCGCAACCCGCAGATCGACGTGGACCCGACTGAATCCGTTGAGCCGATCCGCTACGAAGCTATCAAGAAGTTTTGCACTACGCTCTCCATCGTCCTGAACAACCAGTTCGAGCCATCGCAGGCAAACCTCAAGAGCAAGGCCAAGGCGAACGTGATGGCAACGCAGACCACCGGCTGGGGTGTGCTGAAGCTGGCCTATCAGCGAGACATCCAGACCGATCCCATCATCAAGGCGCGCATTCAGGACATTCAGGACAACATCAAGAATGTCGAGCGCATGATCCGCGACATCGAGGACGTGACCGAACGTGAGTCGCACGAGGCGATGCGCGAGGAACTGAAGCATCAGGTCATGGCGCTGGAAGCAAAGGTCGAGGTTGTCAGACAGGAAGGACTCGTCATCGACCGCGTGCTGTCCGAGAATCTGGTGATCGCCGGCAACGTGAAAGAACTGTGTTCCTACGCCGAAGCCGAATGGATGGCGGAACGCATCTACGGCACCAAGGAATGGAGCAAGGAGATATTCGGGTTCGCGCCCGAGAAGGGCACGTCCTACACCCGCAAGGGCAGCGGCTACGAACAGCAGAAGGGCAAGGATGACGCCGAGGAAGAACTGTGCTTTTGGGAAATCTGGCACAAGCGCACCAACACGATCTATACCATCTGTGATGGCTACTCGGGATACATGCGTGAGCCGTACCACCCGAACAAACTGGGTGAACGCTGGTATCCGTATTTCATCCTCGCGTTCAATCCGGTCGATGGCAACCTGATCCCGTTGTCCGATGTGGAACTGCTGCGCGAATTGCAGGACGAGTACAACGAGACCCGGACCAACCTGCGCGAACATCGGCGCTGGTCTATTCCGCACTGGGTTGGCCTCAAGGGATCGGTCTCGAAGTCGGACGCCAAGGCATTACGTGACGCTGAGCCGTTTGAACTGGTACTCATTGATGGCGACGAAGGAAAGCCGCTGCGCCAGTACCTCGAAGTGTTCCAGAACCCGCCGCTGGATGTGAAGCTGTACGACACCGCCGCGATCCGCGTGGACTGGGAACTGATCTCAGGACAACCGGACGCCGCCCGCGGGGTGGTTGCCAAGGCCAAGACCCTCGGGGAAGCCGAGTATCTGCAACAGGGCATGGCGACCCGCATGAACGACCGCGTTGACATCAACGAGGACATGATGCGCGACATGGCGCAGTACGCGGCGGAGATTCTGTTGCAGGAACTGACCCCGGAACAGGTGCAGCGCATCGCCGGTCCCGGGGCAATCTGGCCGCGGCTCACCAAGGATGAGGTGTTCGACATGGTATCGATCCGGATTCGCGCCGGGTCGAGCAGCAAGCCGGACAAGCGCCTCGAACAAGAGGTGTGGATGCAGTTCCTCCCGCTGCTGACCGATGCCGTCATGAAGGTGCTGGAAGCGCGCAAGCTGAACGATCACAAGACCGCGGACACCATCATCAAGTTGATGGAAGAAACCATGCGCCGCTTCGACGAACGCCTCGATATCAATGCGTTCTTCCCGCAGAAAGAGGAGGAGGGCGAGGTCGATCCGGAACAACTGCGTCTCATGCAACAGCAGAACGAGACGGCGCAGAAACAACTGGAACTGATGAACGCGCAGATCATGGAACTCAAGAGCAAGGTGCTGAAGAACGTGGCCGACGCGGAGGCCGCGGAACTCGGCACCCAGTTCGATGCTTATCTTCGCATGATTGAGATCATGCAGCAGGGGCTGATGAATCCGGCGGCGCCCGCCCCTGCCACCACCAGCCCGCCGGCAACTTTGCAATGAGGCGAACATGGCGCTAGAGGGACAGGACGATGACGATCTCGGAAACGGAACTGTTGAAAACAACAACGAAAGCACCGTTGATAACTCGGCAACGGGTAATAACGACAACGGTTCCACCGAACTTGACAAAACCGGAGATGAAAAAGCTGGCACGGGAGATCATGCGCCAGCAGATGAAGGAGCAGACAAATCAAAACCGGGAACTGACAAGCCTGCTGCGGACGGCAAGAAAGAAGGGGCAGAAGGTGAGCCTAAGTCCGTCGAGGAAGCTGTCCGCAAGAGCCTCGGACTTGAAAAACCTGAAGCGGCTGGAAAGGACGGCGAGAAAAAGCCGGAAGCCAAGAAGCCCGAGGTAAAACCGGGCGAGAAAAAGCCGGAGGAAAAGAAACCGGAGTCTGACAAGAAACCCGATCTCTATGCCGAGCCGGAAGGATTGAAGGCCAAGGCCAAGGAACGGTTTCAGGAACTGGTCACGTCGCACAAGGAACAGACCCAGCAGCTTCAAGCCATGGGCCAAACCATCGCCGGCTTCCGCCAGATGGTGAAGGAAACCGGCGCCACGGAAGATCAGTTCGTGCAGTCACTCGACTTGTTGAAGCTGGTCAACACCAACCCGGCCGAAGCCTCCAAGAAACTGTACGACATGGCGCTGAATCTGGCGCTGGCGAGCAATGTCGAGATTCCGGGGGTGGATTTCCTCAAGGATTTCCCGGACCTGACGAAACAGGTCGATGACCGCGAGATCACCCCGGAGGCGGCGCGCGAGATCGCCAAGGGCCGGCGGGAAAAGGCCACCCGGGAAGCGGCGGATCGGCGCACGCAGGAACAGCAGCAGCTTACCGAGCGCCAGCGGCAGGAGGAACAGCAGACCCTGACGGCTATCGAGTCCTTCCTGATGGACAAGGAAAAGAACGATATCGACTGGCCCGGGAAGGCGAATCTGCTGCTGAAAGCCGCGCAATTCGCCAAGGTCAATCTGCCGATGAAAAGCTGGCTCCCCTACCTGCAACAGCAGTATGAAATGATCGGGGAGACAGTTGCAAAAACCGCCGGACAGGCCAATAATGGGAATGGTAAGCGCCCACTTCGGCCGAGTCCCGGCGGGGGCGGGCAGGAACAACCCACAACGATGCAAGCTGCCATCAAGCAGAGTTTGGGCCTGACGTAGCCGATTCGTCCCGGCTGACTGCATGAGGGTTCGTCGCCTCGATTGACAGATTCGCGGGTTCGTCGCCGCTGATATTCAATCGAGGATACGACCATGCCTTTCACAAGTGAGGAGATAACCACGGCTGGCATGACCAGCTTGGATTTTTATCTCAAGAACAACCCCATCGATCAGATCGCCATCGAGCGCCCGTGGCTGGAACGTCTGATCAAGGTGAAAAAGTCCTACCCCGGCGCGAAGCAGTACGTGGTGATCCAGCTTCGCACGTCCTACGACTCGAACTTCCAGTGGTTCAACGGCGCCAAGACCGTTACCTACAACAAGCGCAAGACCATCAAGCAGGCGAACTTTCCGTGGTCGTCCGCGCATGACGGTTTCGCGCTCGACGAGGATCGTCTGGTGCAGAACGGCATCACCATCATCGAAGGCAAGAGCAAGACCGCCTCGGATGCCGAAGTCATCCAGTTGACGAACCTGCTGGAAGAACAGAACGAGGCGCTGCGCCTCGGGTTCGAGGAAAAGTTCGACCTCGAACTGCACAAGGACGGCACGCAGGACGCCGACGCCATTGCCGGCCTCGACCTGCTGGTTCAGTGCGCCAACAACGACAACTCCATCACGTGGTCAACCTCTGTCGGTGGTATCGATTCCAACGCGAATGCCTATTGGCGGAACTACACCAAGACCGACCTCGACGTGACGACCGCGACCGGCGATCTGAACGGCGAGATGGAAAAGGCGTGGCGTGCGTGCATCAAGAACGGCGGGGCGCCTGACTTCATCATGGCGGGTTATACGTTCGTGGACAGCCTGCGTTCGTTCATGATGAACAAGTACGGTCGCGTCAATTACGGGGCGCTCGATGCCAAGGATACCGAAGTCGGCACCGGCTCCGGCAAGGGGGTCGATACCGGATTGCGGTTCCACGGTGTTCCCATTGTGTGGAATCCGGAGTTCGACAACCTCACGGCCGCGGACGGTGCCGCGACTCAGCCGGCGTGGCGCCGTCGCTGCTACTTCATCAACACCAAGCGCCTGATGCTGCGCCCGCTGGATGGTCAGCACATGATCACCCGCAAGCCGCCCCGGGCGTATGACAAGTACGAGTATTACTTCGGTCTGACGTGGCGCGGTTCGCTCGTCACCGACCGGCGTTCTGCTCATGCCGTACTGGCTGTGGACAAGGACATCGCTGCCTGATGATCCCAACTGAGGGAGGTTGTGGTCCCGTGACCTTTCTCAGTGCGCCGCCGCGAACGGGACTTTTCTTCAACTGGCGCTGATAAGGAGACTTTCATGGGTAAGCAAAGCAACACGATCAAGACGAAGGAAGTGGTGGTCATGATGAAACGTGACATCACCACGCATATCCCCCTGACCATGCCGTTGTTCGAGGTTCCGGTGCTGGAAGCCGCGAATCCCTCGGCGGACGTGGAGATCAAGAAGATCAACGGCGACATGGAATACAACATCGCCGCCGAACTCGACCGCATGAATGAGAAGTACGGGGCCGATCCCGAGACCAAGATCAGTCACGTGGAGAACATCTTCGGCCGCATGGGTCGGGATTTCCATCGCGTGGTGAAGCAACTCGAAGATGATCTCGACATCGACGGCAACGAGGAATCCGAAGGCGGGGACGACTACGACGCCATGACCCCGGCGCAGCTTCGCGGCCTGCTGGACAAGGCCGGCGTGGAATATCCGGCCACGGCGCAGAAGAAGCGCCTGATCGAACTGCTGCGCTCCATCGAGCCGCAGCGCGCTGTTGGTTGATCCATGGGGGCGCCGGTCTATCTGACACGGGGCCAGATCAGGCAGCGATGCCTGAACCGCCTCGGCTTCGGTGGACTCGGCGCCGCTGCTGGCAAGTTCGTTCCCTATCTCGATGACCTGCTGGACGAGGCGCAGGAGCAGATTTACGAGTTCCTGCCGGACGAGAAGCGCAAGACAAAGTTCGAGTTCAACACCGTCATCGTTCCGAATCCGGAAACGTGGTATGACATCCCTGCCAATCTGAACCCGGAACACATCGACGAGGTGAACGTCAAGGTCAACGACTACTGGATTCCGGTGCATCAGGGCATCACCCAGTACCACGATTCGCTCACCGAATTGCAGACCTACCCGCGGCGTTACGAACTGAAATACAACTCTGATACAGGTAAGGCGCAGATCGAAATCTGGCCTCAACCGGACGCGGTGTATCCGATCAGCATCGAGGGCCAGCTTCAACTCGAAGCATTTGTCGCTGACGGTGACAAGTGTTCCATGGATTACCGCCTGATCGTGATGTACTGCGTGGCCTACGGCAAGGCACACCTCAACCGTCCGGACAAGACCGATGCCATGAATGCGCTGAATCTGCGGCTCAAGGCGCTGCGCGGCAATCAGCATGGCAACGAGCGTTACATCCGCGGTCAACGTGTGCGTGAACCTGATCCGAAACCGAGAGTTGTGTAAAGGAGAAAGATATGGATGTATTCAAACATGTTTGGAATGCCGTTCTCGGAATATGGGAAAAACAGAAAGGCATCGACGGCGCGGCGCTGGTATTACCAAAACCCGAAACTGGCGTCGTCCAGCGCGGCGAGATTACCAAGCCGGCGTCCGATGCGCGGGTAACCGTTTTCTTCGCTGGTGCCAGACGGATCTCCGCCGCGTTCCGTAACTACGGGTCGGCGGTGGCGAAGGAAGCTCGCATCGTGTTCAACGCTATCGACGACAACGACGCCGACGCGAAGGCGCTCAACGCCGCCACACGCACCGATATCCCGATCGGGGACGATCTGGATCAGCCGTTCGCCGACGACAACCTTTGCACGCGCATGGATGTGTACTCGGATGTGACGGCGGCTGCCGAGACCGGCACGAGCAAACTGAAATATGAGAGCGTGTCGCCATGAACGCCTTCGCCCTGAAAAAGCCGGCACTGCGCTGCTCCTTCACGGCCGCCAACGGCACGCTGCCAGCCGCCTATCCCTGGACCGGCGCGGGCGAGATACGTCCCACCGTTGACGGCGTTCCCTCGCAGTTCGCCGACAGTGGCGGACTCACCTGGGACCTGAACAGCAACCAAATCCAGAACCGCGCCAGCCTGACCACGCTGGTCGGCATCAAACTCCCCGCCCCGGTGCGGCGCATGACCATCGGTCTGGAGAATGGCGAAACGGGGTTTGTCGGCAGCTTTATGGGCGTCCTGTTTCGTGGGGCCGAAGACCTTTCGACATACATGGAAGCGGTGCTGGTTCGCACGGCTACCGGCATCATCCGCCTGCAAATCCGGCGACACACCGGCGTTGATCTGGTCAGTGTCATCATCACCCCGTCGCCAGCCATCACGACCCGGCAGCAGGCCGAGCTGATCGACACGGGTGACGCGATTATTTTCACGTGCGCCGGCAACCGCGCGGTAGTGGCCAATTCCGAACTCAAGGATCAGCAATCGGTCGGCTTGGTAATCCCGCTCGCCTCCGCCACCGCGCTGCAAAAGATGGACAACCTGGAAGCCTGGACCTGATGGCCAAGGTCAGACACGCGGCGGGCGGGTTAGTGCAGCGCCGACCGCGCCTCAAGGGCTGGCCGTCGTCGGTCCCTTGTTTCTTCTTGCCGCTGGACGAAGGCAAGGGCGAGTTCGTCACGAATCACGGCACGATGGGCGACCCGGTTTATCGCCTGACTGACCCAGCAACTCAATGGCGTTCAGACGGTCGATTTACAACCAACGACAGCAAGTACGAGATCGCTTGGCCTCCGACCAAGCCCGAGAACGCCACGTTCCTCGACAAGCTGTATTTCTTCCGCGACTGCATTCCCGCCAACCCGGGCGTCGGCGGGAATATCCTGATGGTGTCTTTCCGGGCCGAGGGTCCGGTCGGGATGAACTCCCGCACGTTTTCTGTCGGCGTTTCTGGCAATTCCGTGGACGCAGCCGCTTGGCAAATCCATATACAGGGTCTGGCCAATGTCAAGCCTTGGTTGCGGTTCTTTTATCGGGATGGTGTGACGGAAGTCGGGTCCGACTCGCTTGCCGACCTCAATGCCACCCTCGAGGGCGGGATTTATGTTCGCCAAGAGAACCACGTCGTGATGCTGCTGGACGCCTTGAACGCCGATGTGTTCGTCTGGTTGGATGGCGTGCCCGTCGCTATCGCTCAAGCGAACAAGGACAGCGCCATCGCCCTGTTCAAGCAATTCACCAGCCCGACGGACTGGGACACCAATGGCGTCACGCTGACGGTGGGCAATTCATGTTTCCCGGCTTCCGCACCGGGCTATCGCGAATCGGTTGGGACCGGTAAAAGTTTGTACGGCAGCCCGTTGAGCGATCTATTTATTGCCGATGTCACCGCACTCGATGCAGTGCTCGCCGCGCGCCGAGATGATATCGCCAACGCGATGTATAAATCTCCCGTTGGGATGCTGAGCGAAGACGTTATTGCATTGATGACGCTATAGTTCATTATGTCTAAACGCATTAAAAAGAGATCTTCTCCGAAGAAAATCCCCGCGAAGTTTCCGGGGGTGGTGGAGGCGTTGCGCTACGCGCGCGACGTTATTGCTGGTAAGACCCCGGCATGTCAACACGTCGTCAACGCCTGCGCGCGTCACTTCAATGACCTGAAGAAAAAGAACTTCGCGTGGCGCTTCAGCGAGGAGAAAGCGGAGCGCGCGATCGCGTTTATCGAGAAGCTGCCGCACACGAAGGGTCGGTGGGCGGCGCGCGGTGAGCGCACGATCCTCTCGCCGTGGCAGAAGTTCGTCGTGGCGATGATCTTCGGGTGGGTTCACGCGAAGACCGGCCTGCGTCGCTTCCGCGAGGCATATCTCGAGGTGCCGCGCAAGAACGGCAAGTCTCACCTCGCGGCGTGCATCGGGCTCTACATGCTGGTCGCCGACGGTGAGTTCGGCGCGGAGGTGTACTCCGGCGCGACGACGGAGAAGC